CGCTAAACACATGTTAAAGACAAAAGGCAGAGGCGACGAATTAAAGCGTAAACATTTTAATATTATCCCAGAAGATAAAATGACCCCTGAAATGAAAGCCTCTGGTGGTGTTTGGATTAAAGATGGCTTCGCAGGCACTTCTATTACAGAAGGCGGTGTTAACGGTATCTATAAGGTAGATAAAGATTGGAACGTCACTCTGGTTATTTCTGATGAGCACAACTACTTTGAAAAAATAACTAAGCCTGTGCTGCCAAATAGTCAAATGATGGTCTCCATGCCCTTTAAGAAGAACATTGCAATGCAGAAGCTGTTGCCAAAAGAAAGCAAAGAAAGGATGGGTTTTGTTGCTGATAACTTTGGCATGATGGGTGGAGATGCCAGTAAAGGAACCGCTATTGATATTATTAAAGGTATCCAAGGAGCAACACCAAGCGCTCTTGGTACAGCTAGGCAGGCCAGTGGTTTATTCAACACATACGGTAGACCACAAGAAGAAGAATAAAAAAGGGGCCAAGGATTATCCAAGGCCCCTTTAGTTTATCTAAGCTACTTAGATCTCACAGGCTCCTGCGGTACACGCTAGGGTCTGTGCTCCCTCTACATTGTCATCCATCTCAATGAAGTCATCCCAGTTGACCTCAGGAGGCATACCAGTCAGCAATAGGTTGTAGGTCTCTTCATTGATCTCCTCGTATGGGGCCTGACGGTAACTACCGCCGTCCCATGGCAAGAAGCTAATGCCACTGATCTCATCAAAGTGTTTCCACACCCAAGCACCCACAGCAGGCCAGTCCTCTTCCTTAACGTAGACCGTCACAGAGGGCTTATGCTCACACCAGTGACGCTGATAGGCCAACCACAGGCGCAGGTGCGTAAAGCTGTCTAGATCGTCACGTAGCACACAACCCTCTGGTGCCTTCATAGGAAAGCTAAAGATCGTTGTGTCGTTAGGCTTCATTACATCCGCTTCGTTGGGGATTCCTTTTTCCTTGAGAAACGTTGTAATTGGGTCTTTATTATCATTACGCACTCGTCGAATATAATACTGACTATGGCGAGCATGAATACCACTGGCACTATCGACCAGCTGACTAACAGTACCACTAGGCTTAACGCATGTGATAGAAGCAGACGCAGGGATAGATAAAGCACTAGCAAACTCCTTATTGGTGGTAACGGCTAACATACGCATGGCCCCTAGGCGCTCCTCTAGGCCTTCGTCATCGACATTGTTCAGCAGAGGGCAGTCCAAGATACCAGTAATAGACACACCCAACAGGCGCTCTTCTTCGGTGTTCTTCTTCCAGATATTACGCAGGTATGGGAAGTCGGTCATAGTAGCTTGGAATGTCCCTAGGATCGTCGCTAGTTCCACCTTACGTGACAGGGTAGCCTCTGTGTCTGTATCTCGTGCCACAACCTCTGTCAGGTTACAGAACTGATATGGACGCAGGATGATCTCAGAGCAGGGGTTAGTACCAAACTCATAGCTAGAATCTCTACGTCCCAGCTTCTCCACAGTGTACTTAGCGGCAGCTCTAGAGAAGATACCACGCTCACCACTGTGTGACTGATACAAAGACAACCATTCGGTCATAAACTCGCCCACAGTAGGCTTCTCGTTGTAGCTTGCGCTATTGTTTGCCAGAGCACGTTGACCATCACGTTCCCACCAGCTACCTGCTTTAGCATGACGCATACGGTCATCAGTCAGGTCAGACAGGCTGATCATGGCAGAACGGCGTACACCACCCACAACAACTACCTCACCGACCTTACACATGATGTCATGGCACTCAAGGCTGGTCAGCTTACGGCCTGCGGCACCTTTGAACTTACCAACGACAAAGTTAAACAGATCAACCAAAGGCTGTGGGCCTGACGCACGACCACCAAAGGTCTTCAGTCGAGCACCTGCTGGACGGACCTTGGACACATCCCATGTGGCAATCTCGCCAGAGTACAGCAGAGCAATCAGCTGACGCAGGCTCTTGGCCCAACCAGCTTTACTATCACGAACCACGATATTAGTGTGGCTATTAAACAACAGTGCTGGAACCTCAGGTAGTTTGTTTATGTACTTGCTTTCGACACTAAAGCCTACACCAGTACCACACAGGAGGATGTACATGGCCTCGTCGAAGGACTTAACGTCATCCACGGGCAGGTAGCTACAGTTGTAGCCTGCTGTGTTGTCTCGGTCTAAAGCCTCACCAGCGGTCATTACAGCCCTCATAGAAGGCATAACTTCACGGTTCAAGATGGCACTGTGCAGTTCGTCATACAGGTCCTCAGGCATGATGTAGTTCTGCTTGGAGGACAGCTGCTTGTCGATAAACGACATGTAGCGGTCTACGGTCTCGGGCCAGTGCTCACGACGTTGCTTGTCATCTAGGAATCGGCTGTAGCGGCTCTTGGCGATAAATGTTTCGTATGTATTCATTCTTCTGTTTGTTCTTTCTCTTGTTTCTTTTTCCAACGTAAGCACCAGCTCATTAAGCGTCGGAGCTGTTCAGTGTCTTCTTCATCCATTTTGATTGTTCCTCTAGACCCTTCAAAGCTCCAGTTAAGACCTTTGTCTGAGTCGAGATAAGCTCCTGAATTGATGATTCCATACGCTTCTGCAAATCTAATGGCTGACTTTGACTTGAAGATAGCGAGTATAGTTTTTCTAACGATTTGGTCTGGAGATCGCTGTATTGTTTTACTGCTGCTACAGTACTCTCTCCAATCGTTTTCAATCCATCCATTGCCTCTTTTAGCCCAAAATTGTTTTCTACCGACATAGTATTCTCCATTCTCTAATTCAATTAAATAAATAAAACCTAGGAAGTCCTCAATACGTGAAACGTAGTTCGTTATTCCTGTACCATTTTTCCATTTCAGATTAATCTTCGGCATCTTCTTGAAACTCCTTTTCAAAGAATTCTGCCATTTCTTGAATCTGATCGCTGAGCGCTTCGACCAGCTCTTCTGTGGTTACCTCAAGTACGTCCACTAGAAGGTCTGGATCGTAGTTCTCAACGATTTTCTCCTTTAGTTCTTCTATAGTAAACATCAGTTTGGTAACCCTTCGTCTACCTCAAAGTCCTCCAGATCAAAATCGTCATCTACATCAAGATCGTCTTCATTGATCACAGTCCTGTCAAGAGCTGCTGTAAACTCATCTAGATCAGCCTCGAGATCATCAAGACTTAGACCCCTTGGGAAGGCCGGGGTTGACCCCATGAGTGTTAAGGTGCCTTCATCATCGTAGACTGCTTCTCTAAAGGTCATATGACCATTGCTCTGTTTATAGATAACTAGCTTGTTTAAAAGTGCTCTGGTCATCGTGTGATCTCCTGTACTTTAGGTTCGTTAACTACCTTTACCAAATGCTTTGGTCCATTGTAGTACAAGAAAGTTCTTAGCTCGGGCCAACAGGACTTTTTGTATTGACAGTAGGAGCATTCCATAGAAAGCTTTTCGTTCCCAGACTTCCCGTCCTCTACAGAATCGTAACACAAGTCTGGCGCAGTATCCGATTCCACCGCCTTTTTTAGATTTACGATTTTCTCTTCAATGTCTTCCTTCAGTTTAGGATGATCAGTTGTTTCGAGGTCATATTCTAGCCAAGTCAGGTGACCGTTCTGCTTATCCATAGCAAGCCAAGCGATCTTTGTGTCACCTTCGGATTTTGCATAGGCCTTAAGTTGGTCTATGTATCCAAAGGCATCGTTGTCCACCAGTGAACCATCTTTGAACTTCTTAAAACTATAAGAGCTTGTACTCTTAACGTCCATCAAAGTACCATCAATACGTCCATCCATGTGTCCAATGACACCAGCGACCTCGCAGCGTTTCTGCTCATCGGTCACCTTGTGCCCTGAAGCCTTCACAAGGAACAGCAGCATCTCTTCGATGATGTGTCCATACATGAACTTCAGTAGCGTGTTGGGCGTCATCTTCTCTGACTCTGTCCCCCTCATGAGGTTCCAAAGGTACAGAGGAGTCTTGCCCACATTAGAGAGTCTAATGGTCCTACGGTCCGGTTTCCAATCACTTAGCTGACGCTTCATGATCTTCTTCATAGATTCTCCAAACTCGTGGATTAGGAAGTCTATGTTGACATCTTTAGAGACTTTCTTGTTCTCAAGTAAGTCATAAATATCTTTGATTAGTGTGTCTGTGCCCATGATTCTCCAATTTTAAAGTCACCGTCCAAAGGACATCTTAAGTTAAGCTTTACGCCTGCCGCTTTTATACACTCTACAGCGAGCCATCCGAACGTCTTTGCTTGATCTTCTCGGACTTCTGCCTGTATCTCATCGTGGATATTGCCAACGAATTTATACTGTATGTTATATATCTTAGCATACTCTGCTAGGATTGTCAATGCCTTTTTCATTACAATTGCACCAGCAGACTGCAACAAAGTGTTTAAGGCGGCGTGGGGTGACCTGATCCAGAGTTTTCTCCCGTCCAACCCTGTGAGATAACCTCGGTTAGCAGCTGTTCCAACTCTGTCTCGTAGTGCTGCAAGAGCTGGTGTGTTTGTAAGAAATTTCTCCTTAAGTCTCTTACCATCTCTAGCTGATCCTCCGGTGATAGTACCAATTTTTGCGTCTCCGGCGCCATAAAGAAATGCGTATATGAAAGTCTTAGCTTGATCTCTTGTAGTAAGTCCCGCAGCTGTTTGGTTCGCTGTGTGAATGTCACCATGTAAAATTTCCTTTGTGTATTCAACATCGTCCATGTAGTGGGCCAACATACGTAACTCAAGACCTGCGGCATCACAGCCGACAAGCTTGTAACCTTTAGGCACAATCCAACATGATCGACACTCTTCGCCGTAAGGGCTATAACCAGCAGGCACCTGAGCCATGTTAGGGCTACTGTGCGTCATACGTCCTGTGACTGCACCGATAGCATTAACATAACCATGTACACGCCCATCGTCCTCTACGGCATCTACCCATGATTCCACCTGTGCAATACGCTTCTGGACCAAGAGGTACTCGCCAATCAGCTGGGCCTCTGGTATGTCCTTCACGTTGCTCAGTACCTTCTCATCCACAATCGGCTGTCCAGTCTCAGTAAAGTCCTTAGGTTTCCATCCGAACCATTGGAGATACTTACCGATCTGCTGCCTAGACCCTAGATTGAAGTCAGGGTAATCAATGCGACTAAAAGCACCGCAGATGAGATCACCACTGTCCCCAAGAAACTTAAGACCCACTTGAGACATAGTGCCATCTTTTTTGTACTTAGGAGTGATCTCTTTGATAAAAACAGGTAACGGTTTGAAGGTATCCCGTACGGTAGTTTCAAGTTCAAACTTTTTCTCATATAGTGTTCCTAGTAGTTCCATGGCCTGACGTTGGTCAAGCAACCAGCCGTTGTCCATCTGTTTTGCAATGACCTTCTGCACATCATGTTCAAGGTCAATACTCTCGTCACCGAAGGGTTGCAGCTTTCTTGTTAAGTGGTTTAGCACTGCGTGTGTAACTTCTACGTCTTGCACACAATAGTCAACCATCTCATCTGTCAAGCAGGACCAATCATCATAGTCGCCCTTGTGGAGCTTCAGTCGTATTCCCCATTCTCTGAGGCTGTGTCCACCTTCCAAAGAAGGGTTGCATAGTCTCGAGAGAACCAGAGTGTCTGTAAGTCGTACAGAGGCACTATCAAATCCCAAGAGTCTGTCGAGTACAGGTACATCGAAGGCAATAATGTTGTGCCCGACAATGTGTGTAACACCGCCCAAGAACTCTTTGAGGGTCTCATGTGTCGGGTTCTTCAAAATCGAAACTTCTTTGGTATCCACATCCTTGGTCACCACTACCCAAACCTTCTTCGGTTTCAGGCCGTCCGTCTCGATGTCCAATATCACTTTTCTCATTCTTCATCCTAATGTGCTCCAATCTATGACAGTTAGCGCAAAGAACCATGCATTGGTCGGCTTCTTCGACTACCTCGGGCTTAGGTCCTGCGATCCCTCGCCAAGCTTTGTACTCTAACGCCATCGTCTTTATAACCCCTATCGGGTGATGGAAGTCTAGTACTGCCTGCGGGTATTTTCTATTACAGTCTGTGCATTTGAGCTTCACTTTGCCCCAAAGGTATGCACCTCTGTTTCGATTCCCAGTCTTGTCCCAAGCCCTAGTCTCAGAACTCATCTTCTCCCGAAGCCGCCTTCAGTTCTGGTGATACTCCGGCCTCTAACCGTCCTGTACCTTGATTATAGTACAACCAGCCTGCGGGTCCTGTGTGTCCAGTCCTACGACACTTCACAAGCTGAACAAAGGTGCTGTTCTTTGCGTACTCATCCTCTGCCATCTTATCACGGCTCAAGAGAATCGTGTTGAAGGCTATCTGGTTGATACTGCCTGACCCCTTAAGATCATACTCAGACACGTTGTGTGGCTGTGCGGCACTAGGCTTACGCATATGAGACACAAGAACAATAGCTACATTGGTTTCTTTAGCCAGCTTCAGCAAACGGTCCATGAAGTCATCTACAACTTCGTTAGTGTTATGAGGAACAGCAGCTTGCAGAGGGTCAATAACAAGGATGTCGCAACCATTACCTTTAACCATGGCGCGCAGTTTGATAAAGAGTTCATC